TCAATAGGTGGCTACTTTACCAGATTCTTTTGTGTCTGTAACGACAGATTGCACGTAGGACAATAACCAAAAACTTTTTCGCCCATCCTTGTATGGCCTTTGGTATCTGCCTTCACGAATCCGAGCGTCTAGAGTTTCAGGTTCGATATTGAGCATGTGTGCAAATTCTTCACGACCAACTCGGCGTTCTTCTTTTGACTGAGCAATACGTTCAGCTACAGCAACAATCTTTTCTAGAATGCTAGCCTCTATTTTAACTATTTGTCCCATTTACTCCTCCTTACTTTCCGCTTTTCTAAAATCAGTGCCTTCTGGATCTATCCCAAAATATTCACAAATTTCTGTAGCTTTTGTCGCACCTGGCCCATGTCTGGAGACATGAACCCAATTCAAAACGTACTTTGGCTTTTTACTATTCATGAGAGCCATTAGATAAAGTTGCTCAAAATCGAGACTACTCATTCTTCACCAACCCTTTCAATCACTGTTTGGATTGCTTTCAAAGTCATGTCTTGATCAACTGGATTCATCAAAAGTGTTGTGATGTGCCAGCACTTAGTTTGATATTTTTGTGCATCTGCTTTGTGAGCTTTACAACGACGATCCAATTCTTCATTAAACAGAAGTAACTCTGCATGTTCTTGCTGAAGCTGCTCAAGTGTCATGTGCATATAGTCACTCATCCCTCAGCTCCTGATTCAATATCCAACTTCATTGCACCTTCATCTGGATATTCGGTCATCCAAAAGTAATAGCCTTTTCCACTGTGGCCATCTTCAAAGAATTTAATTGTTAGTTCAGTATCAAGTTGATCTAAATCTTTCTCACCATCTGGATTTACAAATTCGAGAAGGCTTTTTAGTTGATGACCGCTAAGTGTTATGCTCATTGTTCAGCTCCCGATACGTTTGGCACACTATGAAAATGCATCCAATGTGAAGGTGGATCATTTTGATAGTTTGCCCATACACTATTTAAATCTTCATCAATAGTCATATAGTCTTGTTCGGGGGTAACATCAGGTGCATCAGCCCAACAAATAAGTACCATTATGTCAGTTGGCGGCCATTCATCATCCACGCTGATCCAAGTCGGCAACACCTGAGCACTGGCGTCATTCCATGCGGCATCCCAAATCAACCAAGCTTCATAACAAGGACTAGTTGGTAAATATCTGTGTCCTGTTAGTGCCTCTTGTCTATCTAGTTGACGTTTTAAACTTTCATAACTGCAATTACATTCTTTGGCATAAAATCTTTCAAAAGCTTCTCTTTTTTTATTTAGATCAATCATTACCTAAGCCCTCAAATATTCTTCTTTAGTCCACTCAACAAACTCTTTATAAAGTTGTTGAGCGGGTTTGTTTAATCGGTTGTGATAGTCGATTGTTATTCGCCGCCAAGCGACTGGTACCGCATAATGTTTGGTTAGAAACATTGCTTGGTCCATGCCTTGCCGGACTATTACGTAGCCCAGCAATTGCAAGTAGTACATAAAACCAAGCATGTGTTTTTGGCTCACTTTCTTGTACTGATCTTTCATGTTAGAAACCGTCCACTAATAAATAATCAGGGGTAGATTCTTGTTGAGTAGGTGTAGGATTCTCTAATTCATAGCGGCGTTTTCTCACATACCCCATTAGCTTCGGTTGAATCTGCGGATCTCGTGCAGCCACGTCTATTTCCAAAGCATCTAGCGTTGTAAGGTCTGGTGCAGTTTGGATTTGAACCATTAAAGAGGGTGGCTCATTAGCAGATGCCTTTTCTTTTTCTAGCTCTTCAAGACGTTTGTGAGTGGCGAGAAGGATAGGCTTCATTTGTTCGTCATCCCATGTGCGGGTATAACGATAAACCGCATTTACTTCTGCAGGTGTTTTTGACTCTTTTACACGCTGTAGAAGAGTATCTAGGGTTTGCTGATATTCTGGATCTACTTTAGGCTCGTTAGTTTCTGGAACTAACAGATCCTCAGATGTGGTGACATTTGTTTGTTCGGTAATAACAATTGTTGGTTGAATTTCTGCAGAAATAACTTCAATAGACTTTTCTGCTTTTGATTTCTTGCCACGCTGTTTCTTTTTTTCATCACCTAAGCGAATAACACTTAAATCGTCACTAACTTCAAAACCTAACGCTTTGGACAGTGCTTTTAATTGAAGCTTGGCGTTTTCTGCATCACGTTGAACGAAGCCACAGTTAATAGAATCAATTAATGCGGTGGTTTTAAAATTCACGACGTAAATAGAAGGCGAATATGTAGTAATTACAAAAACATCCTGACCTTCTTCATACTCATCAATAGTTAATGGCTTTGTGAATGTAATGCCAGCCAGCTCAATAGTTTCGATTTTGATGCAGAATTCAAAACCCGGTTTACCAAAAACAGAAGCGGGGAATTGATCTAAGTCAGAAAAGTCCAACATGTCTCCAATAGGACGACATAGAACAGTTTTACCGTTTTGAAGAGCTGCAAATGCTTCAGCTGCAGTTAGTAAGTTAGACATAAATAGCTCTCCTTTTAGTGATGTAACGACTGTTGTTGCTGAACTTGCTGAGGATTGTTTTTAGGTGCCCAACCCATCTGATCGGCACGTGCTTGGCATGCTCTATTGATACCCGCCTCATACGTAGTACCTTTAAACTTCTTAATCGCAGCATTTAAGATGTTGGTGTCTGGTGCATCTTTAATTGCTTTTAATGCATCTTGATATAGTTGGTCCTGAGTACGAGGCGGCTTCTGGTTACCACCCTGAGCGATTGTCTGATTATTTTGATTTGTATTTTGACCTGCTGGGGTAGAGGCATTTTGCTCTAGATAGGCATAGTCATAGTTGTATAGATATTTACTTCCATCAAAATTACCGAGGTAGACATCAGCTGCCACACCAATAGCTTTAAACGCTACACCAAGAGCATCAGTAACGGCCTTTTTATAACCTTCATCAATCGCTACTAATTTGCCCTTTTGAACTTCAACAATTGCTGAACCGCCGTTGCCGAAAAATTCCTCACCCCAAACACCATCAATCTTGGTTTTTACTGCTACTTCAGCAAAAGCCATAATGGTTCCATCTGGAGCAGTTTCAGACCATAAACGTACATGTCTATAAGTCCAGCCATGACCAACGGGACCAAAGGCCTGAGTCATAGCCATTAATCGCCATTGAGGGTTAATATCTGATTTACCTTTTAAATAACCAAACTCAATTTTTTTAAGAAAATTGGTAGGCGTTTGCTTAACTGCATTCCAGATATGTAAGTTGTCTTTTGAGTTTTCAGTTGTCATTTTTCTTATCCTCATCTAGAGCCGGTGAAGCAGCGTTTTTGCTTATATGCTTTGCGGTCATAAGTAGGGATATTTGTTTCACGCAGTTTTATAGCGAGCTGCTTTCTGCGTTGAAAATCAATTTCTTGAGTAAGTTCATTCCAAACTTTTGGATAGTCAGTTTGGAACCTGAACACATTTAAAGGCGTCTTAAATCCGTCTTTAACTTTGTAAAGAACTGAGCCATTAGCATTAGATGCGTACACTTGCCAGCCAATACGAACAGAGTAGAGGCCCTTATCATCACGGCCTAAAAATGACTTATAGCCGTCAGGGTGCTTTTTGTAATTAGACATGTTCGGCCTCCTTACATTCGCATGTACCTACAAAGGCATACGTAAGCGGGCTAGGAGCATCAACAGGTGAGACGTCCTTAATATTTAAAGGAATAATTTCTTTGCGATATTTAACTAAAACCACATCACCTTCACGGCAATTGACAATTCCTTCTCTTGAAGAAAAACGTGCAGATTTAGAAGATTGGGTTACTCTGCAAAATGAAACCTCATCACCAGCTTTTATTTTTGAACGGTCAACAGGGATCATCTTCTTGCAAGTAGGGCAGTTGTAATCTTTCATTAGGCTGCCTCCACCAACTTGTTACGTTCGATAAAACCTTTTAGAAGGGCATTGATGTTGCGGATGTCTTCAAATTCGGTGAAATCGTTATATGACTTACCATTAACATCAGTGATTTCATTTACTGT